CGGAAGCGACAACCACGACAGCCTGGTCGGGACGCCGCCTGTAGGAATTGTCTTCTCGGAATGGGCGCTGTCCAATCCGCATGCATGGTCATACCTCCGGCCCATCCTTGCCGAGAACGGGGGCTGGGCGCTCTTCATCTTCACTCCGCGAGGACGAAATCACGCAACGGAAATGTTCGACGCTGCGGTCGGAGACCCGAGTTGGTTTGTGCAGCGGTGCACGGCCGATGAAACCGGCGTGTTCAGCAAGGAAACGCTCGCTCAAGAACTGAAGGAATACCAACGCGAGCTGGGTGAGAAAGAGGGACTCGCCTTCTTTAATCAGGAATACCGCTGCGACTTTGACTCTCCCGTCATTGGCGCAGTTTACGCTGGCGCCTTGGCGAACCGTGAGAAGGATGACGGCATAACGGATGTCCTGCACGCCCCGAACCGCAAGGTTCATACATGTTGGGACTTGGGACGCTCCGACATGACCTCGATCTGGTTCTTCCAGATCGGACCAGGGGCAGTGTACTTCATCGACTTCTATGAAAACTGGGGCGAGGATGTCGACCATTACATCGGCATCCTTAACGGTAAGGGTTACGTCTATGGCGATCACTTCGTCCCGTGGGATGCCAGAATCAAACACCTCGCGGCGAAGCGTTCGGTTCTTGAGCAGATGTCGGACCTAGGCGTTCACGCGAAGATCGTGATGCAGCACAGCGACGCAGACCGAATTGCGGCCGGACGAACTCTGATTCGACGCTCTTACTTTGACCGTGAAAAGTGCAAGGACGGCCTGAAGGCGATGCGCGCGTTCCACTACAAATGGGACCCGGCGAAACGGAAGCTTTCAACCGATCCAGTGCATGATTGGTCAAGCCACGCCTCGGATTCTTTCGGATACGGAGCCATCGGGTACAAGGAATTGAACCCGGAGGGTTTCGTTTCGGCGATATCCACCGCGCTCCCGACACTCGATGAGATTTGGAAACAGCGGGACGGGATGCAGATGGAGCGGCGCATATGAGCGTTTCCGCAGGGCCTATTGTGCGTGCCGACCAACCAGCAGACCCGGACTGGTCAACTGCACAGAAAGCCATGCGTTCCAACGCAAAGTACGTCGCCGCTTTGGAGCAAATTAAAATCATTTCGGGTCGCGGCACACCTGCTTATCAGGTCGCCGACGCCGCGCTGAGAGGTAACTGACATGGCTGAGTACGGAACGGACGCCTTGGTAACGCCCTCTCGCGGGAAGGCGTCGGCCTGCATCGACGCGATAGACGCCTACGAGAAGCGCTACCAGGACTGGATGGAGCGCGGCAAGCAGGTTGTCCGCCGCTATCGTGACGAGCGTACCGACAAGGACATGCAGCGCGGGTTCAACATTCTGTATTCCAACGTCGAGGTTCTGCGCCCGACCCTGTTCGCGCGCGCGCCGAAGGCTGAGGTTGTGCGCAGATTTACGGATCGCGATCCCATCGGCCGCATCGCCTGCGAGATATCGGAACGGGCAACGAATGTCGAGATCGAGCGTGGCAAGCTCGGGACGACTTTGAAACAAGCCGTTGACGACCGTCTCCTGCCGGGCCGGGGGACGATCTGGATTTCCTACGATGGGAAGATAGATGCCGCGACGGGGAATCGCACCGAAGAGGCCGTCAAACCGGTCTTCGTGCACTGGCAGGATTTTGGGCACAACGTCTGCCGTGATTGGGCGGAGGTCACAAAGGCGTGGCGGAAGGTCTATTTCGACAAGGACGCGTTCAAAGCCAAATTCCCGGCCGTCCCGATTGAACGCATTAGTTTCACCGATGCCCCTCAGAACACGAAGGGCAACCAGGAGACCCAGGTCGATGCGACGCAGGCCTGTGTTTATGAGGTCTGGGATATGGGAGACCACAGGGTCAAATGGGTGTGCAAGTCCTATACCGAGGAATATGCCGACGAATACGACGTTCCCGTTGATCTTCAGGATTTCTTTCCGTGCCCACAGCCGATCTACTCCACGACCACAACGGATAGCCTGATTCCAGTTCCTGATTTCTGCCAGTACCAGGACCAGGCTTACGAACTCGACAAGATCACCATCGGCATCAACCGGCTTACTGACGGCCTGAAGCTCGCTGGAGTCTACGATTCCAGTATTTCCGGATTGGATAAGGTCATCGAGTCCGGCTCCAAGAATGTGCTGGTCCCGGTCGCGAACTATGGCGATCTGGCCGCCAAGGGCGGGTTGGCCAAGGCGGTGGAATGGCTTCCTTTGGGTGATGTGCGCGAGGCCCTTGTCGCCGCCTACGCGTCGCGTGCGCAGACCATCCAAGCTATCTACGAAATCACGGGCATATCCGACATTCTCCGTGGAGCGTCGAACCCTAACGAAACTTTGGGCGCTCAGAACCTAAAGGCTCAGTTCGGCTCAACACGTATTCGCTCGAAGCAGGACGAGACCGCGGATTTCGCGCGAGACGCAGTTCGGATCATGGCCGAAATCATTTGCGAAATGTACGACCCGGTAACTCTCTGGGAAATGACCAACGCGGAATCGTTCTGCTTGAACGACCAAGGTCAGCCCGATCCCCAGCTATTCGCCCGCGCCGTAGCTTTGCTCCGCAACGACAGGCTCCGCACGTTCCGGGTCGATATTGAGACCGACAGCACGTTGGCGCTGGATGAGAACATGCAAAAGCAGAGCCGGGTCGAATTCGTTGGCGCGGTCGGCAGCTTTATCTCTCCGTTCATGCAAAATCCCCCACCTCCGGAAATGCTGCCGCTCATTGGTGAAACCCTCTCGTTCCTGGCCCGAGGATTCAAGGCTGGTCGGACCATGGAGGGTGTGATCGAAAAAACCATGTCTGCTCTACAGGCCAAGGCGCAACAGGCCGCAGCCAATCCACAGCCTCCGCCCCCCGATCCGCGCATGGAAAAGATCAAGCAGGACGGCGAACTCGGTAAGGCCAACATCATGCTCAAGGCCAAAAATGACGAGGCGGAACAGCAGCGATTGGCTCGCAAAGACGCGGCCGAACTCTCCCTCACGGCCCAAAAACAGCAAGGCGAACAGGAGCTTGCGCGCGCCGATCACTCGCTGGCGGTGGATGACCAGCAGTTCAATCACGCCATCGCGGCTGCCGAGTTGAGGACCGGGGTTGTGGCCATGCTACAGAGACAAAATAGTAAGCCAGTTCAATAGGACGCTTGACGATCTTAATATTTTAGATTAACTCCGAAATATGGTTCGCGAAACGTTCGTCCTCCGAGACGGAAAGCTGATTCCCAAGCATTTGGCGCCCCCGCGTCACAGCGCGGCCGATGGCGTTCAGATCATCCGGGACATTGAGCCCTACCGGAACGTGATCGACCAGAAGGTGGTTGGCGGTCGTCGGCAGCACCGCGAATTCCTGCGTCAGCATGGCGTCGTCGAAGTGGGCAACGAACGTCCACAACCCAAGCAATGGGACGACCGCGCGCACGAGCGTTCAATCGACCAGACCATGAGGCGGGTTCTAAATGGCCAGTGAGATTCCACGTCGCAGCATATTTGCGCGCATTGCTGCCACGCTGGTCGGGGCGCCGATTGCTGTAGCGGCTATTGCCAGCGCCAAGCCGCCGTCGCGCGAGAACACCACATTCCGTCGCTACAGCGGATATGAATTGCTCGAAATCAAGGCGGAAGACGTGTTTACCGGACGGCCTCTGAGCTTCAACGGCATCCCAATTGAATGTGATCTGGCTTAACGCTGATGGCTGACGAAATTATCCAACCGTCCACTGCTGAAAAGCCCACGGGTGATACGGGCCCGGTCGCCGTCGTTCCCGCTTCCGGCACAGCGCCGACCGATGCTGGCAAAGAAGCCGCCAAGCCCGACGATCAGAAGGGCGATAGCCTAGACCGCGCCCTGCGTGCGGCGGCGAAGGAGATCGAGGCCAAGAACGTCGCCAAGGCCTCTCCCGAGGCAGAAAAGCCGAAGGCCCCCGACAAGGACAAGGCTGCCAAGCCCGAAGACGGCGAATCGCCCGAGGTCGATGGTCAACAGCCTCAGGCTGAAGACGAGGCCGCGAAAGCTGCCGTCGCAGCGGCGAAGCCGGGCCTGAAGGCCAAGGATAACCAAGCTCCAAATTCGTGGTCCGCACCTGCCAAGGCAAAATTCGCCACGCTGGACCCCATCATCAAGAACGAGATTCTCAAGCGCGATCGCGAGACTGTCGCGGGCGTGGAGAAGCTCCAAAAAGAATTGCAAACGATCAAGCCCTCATATGAGGATTTTGATCGTGCTGCTGGTCCGTACAAGGACATGTTTGCCCGTCGCGGGATTACCCCGGGACAGGCGTTTTCTCAGCTCTTGGCATTGTCCAAGCACGCTGACGAAAACTTCATCGATTTCGTGAAGGAGCAGGCCGCACTGCGCGGCGTGGACCTCCTGCAGATGCTTCAGACGGCCCCCGGCGGCGCGGACGCCCCGAAGGTTGACCCAGAAGTGGCTGAGCTCAGGCAGAAATTAAGCGGCATTGAGTCGCACCTCCATTCCCAGAACGCTGCGGCCGAACAGCAACGCAAGGAAGCTGAACAGCGGGCGCAGCGTGAAATTGCCTCCCAGGTCGAAACCTTCGAGAACGATGTGGATGCTCAGGGCAACCTGAAGCACCCGCATTTCCATCTCGTCAAGGCCCACATGGGTGGACTCATGCAAGCCGACCAGGCTCTCGATTTAGAGAGG